TTTCTTTGTATTCAAATTTAAAGGGTATTTTATATCGTTGTACTAAGTCCTGTGCAAGTATAGTATACTTGTCATTATTTCCTTGTATAACTACCATTTTACCTTATTCGCCCAGTAAGCTGCAGACATATTGCCTTTAGCTATGTTTTTAGCGTGGCGAGCCTTAAAACTTGCCCGTTTTTTCTTCATTCTTTTAGATTCTCCAGCTTTAGGTTTACCAGCAGTACTGGCTCCTTGCTCTCCAAAACGAATAATCTTTTCTTTACCATTTTTACATGCTTTAACTATATGAGACTTTTTAGGGTGTCCTGGTGTACGTTTAGCCTTATTGCATGGCATTTTTGCTTTACTGACTGGTTTTCTAGCCATAATTATCTCTTTTCTTTATTAGTAAAGCTAAAATGAGATATAATAGACTCTACTATAGTTTCTGCAGTTAAATAGTCAAAATGCCAGCTATCTCTGGCTAAATCTAACATAGTATGTGTATAAATTTTAGGTTGTAAAGTATGAATATCTTTTTCATCTGCTCTTGGAACCTTTGTATTATATATATTAGCAAGTAACTTATTAGCTTCATTAAAACAATTTGTAAATTCTGTTATATTATCTTCATCAGAAGCATCAACATCAAAACCTATAAATTCCCAAGGATCTTTATGCCTTCTGTGCATGTAACTCCACATAATTGCCATATACTTAGGATTATACTCTGAAATAACTTGTTTAGCAATATTTAAAATTAAACGATTAGAAGAACCATTTATACCTAAGTTTATACATTGTTTTTTAGTTTTAGTTTGTAATATAGATGGCCAGGTATGTTCAAAAGGAACACCAACTCCTTCGGTAAAACTATCACCTAAACACCATATAACTTCATTTAAATCTTCTGGCCATTCTGGACCTCTAAATCCTCTTGAATTAAAATTATAATATACAGGATAAGGATACTTTATGAAAGGTAAAGGACTATTAATAGTAGGATGTTCTAAATAACCATCTATAGTATCCATACCAGAAGTAGGGCCGTGTTCGTAGGCTCTATGAAAAAAATTTAAATAGTCCACAATAATTCTTCTGCTATTACTCTATCTTTTATGTCTTGTTTAGTAATTTTTTCAAAATGATTTGATGGGTAGTTGTTATAAATCTCTAAAAGATGGTTAAAATTAGTTATTTCTTCTATTTTTTCTTTTAATGTTATTTTTTTAATAGGAAATCTATTATCGGCCACTACTAAATCATCTCGTGTTAAATACTGTAAATAGTCAGTAATTTCCATAAATTTTAATAATTGATCGTTAGAATATTCACTTAAATCTTTATCACGAACTCTTAAAGTATTAAATTTATTATATTCTACAATAGATAACTCTTTGTCTGAATATACATTAAATTCTTTTTTAAATAGATTATCAGTATCAGTTACTAAATCTGTGTAATTAATTTTTTTATGATTAGGAAAATATTTGTCAACCCACAAATAAAAATGTTCAAAGTATTTTAAAGTTTGTTCAAACTTATGATCTTTTATACTCCAAGGTTCTTTATTTTTATTTTCTATGTATTGCTCTTTGCTATAAACATTTAATGTGCCTGTACCATGATAAGTATTTCGATAACTTAATGCAGATTCAAAAGAGCACCTGGATATAACATATATATCTGTAAAAAACTGAGCACAAAATTTTAAATAGTTTTCAGTATTATCATGAAATTCTGTAGATCTATAAGGAGAACATCGAGCTATAGTACTTGTTCTGTCTGTTGAGAGACTTTGTATTAACACACCTAAATCTGTAGTAAAATTACATAAATCATGATAGTTTTTAGTAGGACAGCCATGATAATTTAAATATAAAGTTAAAGATCTTTGAAAAAAAGTGCTACCTATACCATCAGGAGTTAATACTAAAATTCTTTTTAACTTATTTAAGTATTTCGACATTTTTATATTTTTCCTTTATTTCACATACAATTTGCCATTGCCTAGATGTTAATTGTGGGTGTTTTTGTTGTGCTTTTAAACAACCTAATACAAAACTTTTTTCCTTAACTGTCAATTCTGTATCTTCAAAAAATATCCGTAAATCTTTTCTAATTCTTCTGGTTATCATTATTATCAATCTTATTTTGAGGTGAATTTGGTAAATCATATATAAAAGGATCAATTTTCATTAATTCTTTTTTTCTTGCTTGAAAAGCACGTTCAAACTTCCAATCTTCATATTTATTTTTAAGCCATGTCAGCATAGGGGTTCTCCTTAGGTGTTAAACATAGAGTTACTCTATATTCATCACTTAAATTCATAATGCGATGTTTAACACCACTTTTAATTACATAACTATAACCTTCTTTATAACGATATTGTTTATCATTTTCAAACTCTATAAAACTATTAGCTGTAGATATGGAAGTTATAATACTATTAGCATAAGTATCTGTTTGTTGCATATCTACATGCCAAGGTATTTGATTTCTCGGCATTAGTATTGATAAATATAAATGTTCTATATCTCTTACAGCAGTATGTTTACTACAAGTAATTAACCACCTTACAATACTTGGAAAATGTTTTATCATAGGAGAAGTATTTCCTTCTTTTACAATATCAAAAGATTTCCAAGCATGATGACCGTACCTTTCGTCAAATAAATGATGACCCATTGTAAAAAAAGAAATAATCTTTTGTAAATCTTCTTTACCTAATTTAGGAAGTGGTATCTGCTTGCAGTTTATCAAAAGACATTCTCCTATTCTTTAATAAAGGTAGAAAAGGTATAGCACTTTGTTCAAAAATAATAGGTTTATCATTATCAATAGTCATAACAATAGCTACATCTTGTATACCAGTACCGTACATCTCATTATGTGCTATAGCATATGCACATCCTTGAATATAATAATCAGTAATTTGTTTATTACTTTTCTTTTTCTTTGAAGTTTTAAAATCAATAATAGTAGGTTTTCCTCTCCATATACCTACCATATCAGTTCTACCTGCATACTTATATTTATTAGACCATAGAACTTGTTCTTGTCCCCAAATTTCTTCCACACCTTTTTCAGTAGCACGAATCAAGTCACGACTCATTTGTATAACATCTACAGCTTCTTTATATAAATCATCCCATACATCTTCACCATTAAAATGACGTTCAGCATATTCATGTACTAAAGTTCCTCTATCAGTAGCTACTTTAGATACACGAGCAGCTTCTGCTTCACCTACTCGTTCTTTCCACTTCAAAAGCCATGTTTGATCAGAAGTTTTTCCTAATATAGTAGTTATACTTGGATAAGACCCATCAGGCGTATGATAGGTTCTACCTGTAGGTAAAGTATCAGTAGCACAATCCGTCGTGTATTTGTATTTCTTTAAAGTCGTCCACGGTATTGACAATAGGTTTTCCTTTACTATTTAAACTTGTATTTATTAATATAGAGTGCCCACTTTGTCTCAGCATATCTAACACAGACCACAAAAAAGTATTCGAGTTCCTATCAATAATCTGAAGTCTTGCAGAATTATCATAAGTATTAAATGGTCCTGATTTAATCTTAGCTATATGTAACATATAAGGACAGGCTTTAGCTATATGAAACCATTTATCAGCTTCTTCTTTTTGGCATATAGGAGCATAAGGTCTCCAAGAATCTTTATCTCTATCTTTTATTATATTTAACTTTTTTATATTAGCATCAGTAGGCAAACATAGCAAGCTACGATTTCCAAGGGCTCGTGGTCCAAACTCAGCTTGCCCTTCTATTACTGCAACTATTTCGTTGTTTATAATTTTTTTAGCATATTCTTCAGGAGCCATCTGTCTACTGGATCTAATACCTAAGTAAGGAGTAAATGTAATAGGTCGTTCTATTAGAGCAGCGGCTCCTAAAGCACAACCAGCATCTCCAGCTGCGGGTTGGATAGCTATATCATCAAATTTAGTCCATTTTATAATCTCAGTATTAGCTACACAATTTAAAGCTAACCCTCCTGCATAGGCAAGTTTATTCATACCTGTTTCTTGTTGTAACCAATCAGCCATATTAGCAATAATTCTTTGAGTAACATTTTGAACAGAAGCTGCTATATCCCAATCTAAAGTACCGTAGCCTATACCACGCTCTAAATCTTGTAATACCGTATATCCTCCCTCATAATCATAGTGTAAAATATTATCTCTAATATACTTAGACCATTTAGGTGTGCCGTAAGCTGCAGCAGCCATTACTTGTGATTCATCAGATAAAGGTTGTAATCCTAAAAATCTCGTAGCTGCACTATAAAATAATCCTAAAGAATTAGGATAGCGCATACGTCTTAGCCAGGTAAACTTACCTTTAGAATATATTCCTAATGAAGTAGAAAATTTACCTCCTACAGTATCTATAACCATTACTGCACACTCATCCCAGTCTGTTGTGATTATAGAACTCATAGCATGTGATTCGTGATGATCTACCAATATAGGTTTGGCTTTTGATATATTTCTTATATCTCTTTTAAATCTTTTATAAGTTTCTTGTTCATAGAACACAGCATAATCAAAATCTTCATAAGCATTTTTTAACCAGTTGATTGTGTGTAATGGAAAACTTTTATCATATTTAATACGAGAAAAACGCTCTTCTTGAGAAGCCCCAAGTATTACATTATCTTTTATATTTGCTGCAGCACTATCGTGATGATAGCAACTTACTCCTAGTATGTTCATCAAAGTACCTTTTAAATATCGAAGTTAAATCTGCTTTAGTTTTAGTAGAATAATTAGGAGTATCTATAAAATCTACAAATGCCCATCTATAATTATCTACTAAAGGTTGTATTCTATGTACCATAAAACAAGGAAATAATACTGTTTTTCCTGGCTTAGGATATATTCTTGCTATTATATTATCAGGTTCGGGAGCAGAAAAATCTGTTTCTTGTACTCTTGTACCTTCAGGATTCCAACTACCTAACTCAAAAGGTTTACCTTCTGTAAGATAAATCATATGAGTCCAGAAACGGCCAGGACGTGAAGTAGTTAATCGTTTTTGTGCAAAGTCTAAGTTATCAAAATGCCACTCATAACCTTCACCAGGTTTTAATAGTATCGCAGGTTTTCCTGCAAAATCACATTTCCATTGGTGTGCATGCTTTATATAGTTAGTCATACAATATTTTACTATTTTATCAGCTTTTTTAGCTATCTCTTCAGAAAATCCGATCTCAACTGCGTCTGACCACTCTTCTGCAATGTAATCTTCCATCTTTCTTGTACCTCCGATGCTAATCTAATAGCAAAATGATTGTGTCCGTATTGATTTATATGACCTTCTCCATCAGCAAATTCATCTGTTAAGTCTCTTAAGTAATATTCCCATACACAAGGATGATCTTTTATCATAGGCTGATCTATGATATTTGGACGATATATAGGAATTAACATTAAGTTTTCTACATTTGCTTCACCTAATACTGCTTTTACAAATAAAGAATTAGTTCTATTATACCAAGCCATACGTGTAATTTTTTTAAACCAAATATCTTGTACTAATTTACCCCACACATCGTTCTCACTTCCCCATCCATAAGGAAGTAAGTACTCACCATTAGCTCTAGGATCTGCTCTATGATGATGTCCTATTAGCCAAATAACTTTATAACGATTGACAAGATTATTATTTATGATATACTCAGCTTGAGCATCTAAAGTTATTCCTAATTTTTCCCAACGATTTTTAAGACCTAATTGGTCAAAGGCAGGAATAGGTGCTTTATCACTTGGTATTGACCAAGAGTTCCCTACTACAAAGATTTCATTATTTATGTTCATTATTGCCTGCGGAGATAGTTTTACAAAAGGAGAAGGACTTGAGAAACAAACTCAAGCATATCCTTATTTATTAAGTAAGAGTATTACTAATTTAGCCCAAAGTGGGGCTTCTGAATACCTTATTACAACACAAATTGAACAAGCTGTCAAGTTAAAACCTGATTTGATTGTGGTAGGCCATACCAGTGAATATAGATGGGAAGTATGGGATGTAAGAAATAAATGTCAGCAAGGTTTTTTAATTGCTAATCATGTTCTTAAGAATGAAAAATATTATAGAAATTGGATTCTATCCGAACAAATACTTAGTAATACATCATCATTGTTGTTTTCCACATTTGCAACCTATGTTAGCAGAGCTAACAGATGATTATATAGAGTTTCATTTAGATATAGAAAAACATAAAGATTTTGCCCCAGACAATTCTCATGCTGGGGCAAAATCTCATAAAAAATTAGCAAAACTTATCAGAGACAGGCTTCTACATATTCTTTAATTTCTTCCCATTTCTCTTGTTCTTCTTCCATATTCTCTTTACGAACAATGGTAGCAATTTTAGTTATAGTTGCTACAGGAATATCATATTCTGATTTAATATCTTTTTTAAGTTCATTAATAGACTCTCTAATTGCCTCACCCTGAATCATGAGATCTACAATACGTGAGATTTCTTTACGTAATTCTGCTTTTAGTGCTACTTCCATTTATTTTTCCTTAATGTTTTTCAGTTACGATGGTTAAAAATAGTTTATTTTGTAGTTCTTTATTAGCAAAATGACAAGAACTGTGTATTACCGATCTGTCAAAGCAAATTAAAGATTGAGGCTCCCATTTAGCTGCAAGCTCAACAGAGAATCCCCATAGCGCCTCATAATCAATATGAGTTAGATAATTATTATAATCTTCTTTTGAGAAAGATGCATTGTTTAAGTTAAATATATCACTGTTTTCATAGTCAGTAATTGTAATATGACTTGGTGTATCGAACGATTCGTCAGAAGAAGTATCTACGCCTCTTTGAAAACGTGCCTGACAACCACTCCATCGTTGTTCGAATAACATAGAGTATATATCTAAAGACCTATCCCAATGTAAAGGTATGATAATTTGTTTATATATTTTACTTTGTGGATCTTTACCGCTATCAGTATGTAGTCTATAGGGGCCTAAAGTTATATTAAACTTACCGCCTATCATTTTATAGTCCCCAATACAGTCTTTAAGTACTGGATCTAATATTTCTTTAGCACCTGTATCCCAAGACACAGGGGCACTACAAGCAGTAGCTGTTTCTCCTGGATTAGGTCTCCGTTTAGCTAATGTATGTTCAAAATCAGAAACATTTAAAGAATCATCAAACATTTTATAATTTTCAATGCCAGATCCAGCTTTAGGTGCTACTTTAAATAGTCGTATAAGTTCCTTAGTATCTTCTTTAGAAAATACATTTTGAAATACTTTTGAAGTATCCCAACTGTCTATAATTAAATCTTCTATTTCTTTAGGTCGTCTACTAAAATGTTCATACATTAAAGTCTCCTTTCTAGTTGTTCGTAACAATAGTGAAAAGCATCTGAATACTGTCTTAAATAATCCTGACGTTCGGTAATCCATTTATAACTGGTAATACATACTTCTTTAGAACATAAATCAGTAGCATTAGGACACGAACCAATAAATGGCGTATACCAAGGAAATCTATTACTAGATATATCACATAAAGGTTTAGGATTATAAGTAAATCTTGGAATATTAAATCTTTTAAATAGATCAAACAACTTGTCTAATTTGATAGGCGCTAAATTTTTAAAACTAAATATATATACAGGTATATCTGAATCTTTATTAACAGTCTGTAGTTGAATAGACTTAATATCACTCAATTCTTTTCTTAAGAACTTCATATTATTTTGTCGTATTTCATTCATTTCGTCTAACTGATTTAGTTTAACTCTACCTATTTCCTGTAAAATAGGATGACACAAAAAAGTATAATCTAAACCTTCTAAAGAAAGATCAGTATGTCCTATTATTTTATTTTTATGGGTAGATTTAGATCCATAGTATATAATCTTATGATATAAATCTTCAGAATCAGTAACAACAGCTCCTGCTCCACCTATAGGTAGTAATTTACCAGAATTAAAACTAAAAGCTCCTATATGCCCTATAGTACCTGTAAAGTTTTTTTTATATTTTCTGCCCATACTTTGTGCAGAATCTTCAATCATTATAAGATCATGTTCATCACAAAAAGCACGTATTTTATGTAATTCAGGACAAGCACCGTATAAATTAACTACAAGTACAGCTTTAGTCCTCGGACTATAGGCTTTTACAATAGCATCATATGATATTTGAAAAGTATCAGGATTAATATCTGCAAATATAGGTAGCGCACCTATATGTACAATAGGAGATAAAGTTTGTCCCCAAGATATAGGAGTAGTAATTACTTCATCATCTTTAGTGACTCCAGCAGCTAATAATGCTAAAAATATAGAAGTATACCCAGAATTAGTAACAAAACAATGCTTAGTTCCTAAATAATCGCACAACTCATCCTCAAAAGAGGTTGATCCTTTAAAATAAAAACTATCAGCTACTCTTCTGTCTTTAGCGTCTGGTTCATACAAATGTGGTAGACAAGAATGAATCTCGTCTACAGTAATATTAGGGTATAAGGGTGGTTTTGCCGTAACCAGTTTCATTGACTAATCTACCAATTGAAATGTTTTTCTTATATTTTCAGGTCTTTTCCTGATTAGTTTATCTTTTGTAAATTTTTTTAAAATATTGTTAAAAATATCGTGACTTAATGCTGTTATATCATCAGATTTAGTACCATCAACTAATAATCTCTGATGAACCATGTTCAAAGCAGTTATTAGATTTGCAGAACCAATAGCTCTTGAATCTTTAAAATCTCCTTCAGTTCTAACCTTTACTAACTCCCATGTTTCGTTTTCCCAAACAGTGTCGTCATCTTCATCAAATACTTCAATAGGCATACCACCTAGTATTTTCCATACCATGTCGTCATATTTTGTTGTCATTATACTATTCACTTATAAAAAGAGCGTAGCTGTACCGGCTACGCTCGCACACTCCCTACGGTCGTATTAGGAAGCAATCCAATCATCACGATACGGGGCTGCATAGAACCAGGCCAGAGCTATCTCAATATTTTTAGACGGCATTTTCCCATCCAAACTCTGTTCAAACTCACGTTTGAAGCGTAGCCATGGATTCCTTGTAGTGGTCACAGGCTTGATCTGGTCAATGTCACGCTGGTTCCAATGAATACAGCGATCTGCATAAGCTGCTTCAACATTAAGTGAACGCGTAGACTCGAAGAGTTTGTCCTTAAGTATTTCATACAGCTCTACAAAAGCTGCGCTTTTTTCTTCTTCACTCAGCTGTGAAATACATATTCGACGCGCGTTCCTTACTAGATCACGATAACCATTTTTTGACACAAGTTTAAAGTACATAATTTACCTCTTATTAATAGCATAGTTTATAGTTTGTTGCAAATAGAAAATTCTACCAATCAGAATCATCTACCATTAGTTCCAGATAGGTTGGTGGGTAGCTAACTTTATCCCTTTTCCAAAATTCGTCAGGATTATGATGTCTAAATCGCGGAAGCATACGCCAATAAGCATTGATTCGACGTACAGCTGAATCATACTCATTGTGAAATAAATTGTCTAAATCCATACGATCTCTAGCTTCTTCCATCCATTCATGACATTTCCACGGATTCCAACGTGAAACATTTTCTGCCTCACGAATTGTACGCTTAATACCCCAGTCTGAATATCCTATGGCATTAAGTGGGTTTACAATTCTATCCATTACTTGCTTCCTTCTCATTATTTCTATAATCAATTAGTATTTCAATAATATATCGTGCAGCAAAAAACTCACCATAATCTTGTTTCATATCTTCATACTCGTCCATAACAAACGGTGCATTTTGATAAAAGAATGTTTTTGCTTC